ACCTGCTGGGCCTGTTGCTCCTACGGGTCCTTGTGGGCCTTCTGATAGATAGAAAGCTAGATTACCAGTAGCTGGGTCATACACGTTATAACCCGCCGACCCATAGGAAAGGGAGTTCATGCTAGTTGTTAGGTTGTATAGCTGGTCTCTAACTTGTTGAGCACCAACTAAGATAGATTCACCAGAACTATTTACAAATCCTCTAGTAGCTACTTCATCGTCAGCCTGAGGCTCACCAATATTTGATATTCTGAAATTCTTTGCGTCCCAACGGCCTGTTGTGTCATTTAATTCCAGAGAGTTCTCTGCCCTATCTCTAGCTTCCTCAGATAGATAAATAGATTGTTGGTTTGCTAAGTCTAAGTCTGCTTCAAAGAGGGTGGAGCCATCTGTAAAATCTACAAGAGGTACAGTTGATGTAACCCTCTTAATTACTATTAGCTGACCCAATGTAGGGGCAGTATTAAATTGTATTGTTGAATCGTTTAAGAAAGTGAAATCGGTTGTTTGAACACCAGCTACAAGAACAACCACATTCGTTCTACTTATATAATTGAACGTAATAGAATAGTCTGTGGTAGTGCCATCAGCCGTGTACTTGACTATGGTGTCAGCCATGTCTTCTCCTAAAAATGAAAGACCCCGCTAAATGCGGGGCCTGTGGTTGTTATTCTGTGATTGAAAATTCTCGTACTATATTATCAGCATTCTGTGGGTCACCGCCGTTTTTAATAGATTTCATAATTTTCTTATTATTAAAATTAGCTCTCCCTAGTTCAGGAAATTCTTTGAACAACATTTTCCTAGCTGCTTCCTTATAGTCCTCAATGACTTTATTTATGGCTTTGACACGGGGGTCTAAACTAGATTCCACAGGAAAAAGTTCAGCTTCATTAGTTAACTTGGAATACTGCTTAGTCTGAATACGTCGATCTAACTCTTCTATAAGTGTACGCTTGTTATACAGACGTATGTTTCCAACTAATTCGTTGTACCGTTGGAATACTTCAGGGGCTAACTCAATAACACCAAGCTTCCTCTGTGGTCCAGCAAACCCGTGATTTAACTTACGAAGTTCCTCATAAACCTTTGAAGCTTTATGTTCACCGCTATCCACTTTCTTTTGACGAATAAAGCCACGCATATAATCAGGAGTATCTACTGCTTCACCTGTCAACCAATCGTGTTTGACTGCGGCTGTATTTTGACCGTAGACACGAGCTTTTACTTTATCCGTAAGAGAACGAAGGTCACGCATGTGGTCATCACCCATCTGGTTTGCCTGATACATAAGCCCAGAATATGGAATCATAGATGCTGTTCTGTTTTCGAAGAAGGCTCGCATTTCCCAAGGTTTAGCAGAACCACTCATTAAATTCATGGTTTCATTGAGAGACTTGAGATACGTCTTAGACATTACGTTATTAGCAACTGAAGCAGATACCATAGCTAAAAGCTCAGAAAGTTCTGGGTCTGGGTCTTCAGCGGTGTATTCTATCATTTCAGAAATATCACCAACGATACCAAATATCATACCATGTGGGTCCAGTTTCTTTAATTCTACCCACTGTGGTTCTTCTGATGTTCCAATGTTAACAGAATATGGCATCCAATCTGGTGAAGCATTCCAAAGCTTTGCTTTATCAAGTTCACGGGTATAGGTTGGACCACCACCTGTAATTCTGCCTTGGAAAGCCATGTCGAGAGCTAACGCTGTTGTGGCAACGCCTACAGCCTGTTGACCAATCACCATTGCCTTTTGATCTGGTGTACCCTCTCGGAGTAGTTTTAGCTGCCTACCAGCAAAAAGTCCTAAAGCTGGCACACGCTCAAAGGATACCCGCAAGATGTTTGTGGGTGTCTGGATGAACGGCATTATTTGTCTCAACCATTGGTGAGTATTTAGTGCATCTTGCACATTCTTACCTAAGGTGCCTTCTCGCAGTGGAGTGGTAAATGTCGCTTCACGCGCTTCCTCTAGTGCTTGCTTGGCAACTGAAGAATTGTGATTGTAAGTGCCTATGTTGTTTTCAATAAACATATCTCTGGCTCTTGCATCGTCAGCAACTTGTCCTAGGAAAACCATTTCTTCCCACTTTTGGGCAAGATTTTCCTTAGTAAGCTGTGCGCCACTAATAGTCTCTTCTATGTAAGCCTTACGCTGGGATGCTAAAGTATTCTGTTGAAAACCCATCTCAGTCAGTTGTTCACCGCTAAGTCTGTGAGAGTTTGCCTTAACCATAGATTTCAGTTTTGAACGAAACACTAATTGCTTAAAGAACTCATCTTCAGCCATAAGAGTACGACCAGCACCCCTTACCAGTTTACCAGTGACTCCACCAATCTGTCGGCTGTTTCCTACCTGATTAAAGTCAAACTTAGAGGCAGTATCTAGTACACCTTCTTCGCGGTAAAAAGATTTGAAAGCAGTCGCCATCGCACTTTCTTTGCCCATCTTGGTTAGTGAGCCTAGATATAACATGCTGTCACCAAGCTCAGACATAAGTTCAAAGTATTGTCGCGCACCCACTTCAACCTGTTGTACTGATTGCATTCTATCAGCCATCTTAACCTTAGGGTTTGGAGAGATAACTCCCCATGTACCACCAACCATCCTCTGCGCTGGGCGCATAGCTAGGTTGATAGAGTTTGAGCCAATATTCATTGCGTGAGTACGGGGTCCAGATAGAATAGCATTTAGCCATACTTCGTTAATGACACCCATGAAGGTTCTCTTCTGAGCCTTGCGGATAAGCTTAGACATTGCTGCAGGGTTACCTTGCGCTCCCTTGAGCTTCTCTGCGAGGGCGCGAACTTTCTTAGAACCACCGTATTGAGTTAGTCGGTCTAGGGCTACATCATCTAGGACATCACCTGTCCTAATACGACCAGCACCTACAGCCCTAGCTGCTGATGTCTGCATACCCTTTACGCTTGCTTGTAGGTCTGCATGTAACTCAAGTATGTTAACAAGCTTACGTTCTGTACGTGTGTCCACGTTGTTTGTTTTAGTTAAATTGTCTATCTCATCTACAAGTTCAGAAATTTTCCTACCTGTAGACTGCAGAGCCATTTTACCTGCAACAATACGTGGACCAGCATCACGACCAGCCTCTTCAAGTTTTGCGAAGTGTAATGAGACTGCCTTAGGGTCATCTGTGATATCCTGAAGCTCTCGCATAGCTAGCTTCTTGACTTCATCAAGTGACTGAACTTCTCCAATACCCATAGTCTTTAAGACACCACTTTCATCAAGGGCATCTTGCATCTGGTCCATGACTTTTACAGCATCAATCGAACCATCAAACTTTTCATAGTTAAACAGACCGAGGTTATTACCCATCTGGTCTAAGTCACCAATCTGCACAACTTCGTTGATAGCGCGTGAGCGAACTGCAGCATCCTTAAATGCCTTAATGTTCACGACTGATGAAGGTAGTTTAGGTTCTTTAGGAGCCTTAGGAGCTTGTACAACCTCTGGCTCTATAGCTTTACCATCTTGAGCTTTAGGTGCTGTAGGTGCTTCTGGTGCCTCTACTTTAGCAGTTGGCTTTTTAAGGTTTAGTTCAACCTCAAATTCCCTAGCACCAGTTTGTGGGTTAAACACCATACCATCGTCGGTGTGAAACTTACCATCAATCATTTGGCCTTTAGGCTTATCTGCTAGGTCTTCAAACTTTTTTATTTGCTCTTCGAGGACCCGCACTTCTTCGATGGTTTCTTTGGATATTTCGCCACTTGCCTGTATCTCCTGTTCAGCTTTTTTCTTAGCCTTTAAGAACCTGACACCGACAATTACACTATCTAGTGTTCCACCTATTAAGGTGCCTGTACCAGCATTCTTTAGTCTATTTATCCACTGGCTTTCCTCATCGTTAGCTAGGACTTCAGTTAGGACATCGTTACCAATTCCAAATTGTTCATCCAGCAATCTAACTAGGTTAGCATCATCAGGGTCAAAGGCTACACCGTCAACAATAGCGCCGCCAATAAGACCACCTTTTACCGTTGAAAGTGTTTTTAGTTTAGTAAGTTTACCAACACCAACCAATCCAGCTATGAATTGAGTTATGCCTTGTGTAGCACCACCTATTCCTGTGTCTCGTTTACTACCAAACATAGTAGCTTTAGCTGCAAGTTCTTGTAGGTCTTTAGCACCATCGAAACCTTGTTCCTGAAGTGCTATATCTGCATCTTCTTGTGTACCAAAGTTAACACCAATTGGAGAGGTTTTATCTCTGTAGATCGTAGACCCACCTAGATACTTATCCATGAAGCCAGATGCGGCGTCATCTACGTCACCAATGAACTGACCAGTTTCCCTTACAAGACCTAGAGCACCTTCAACTAAGCCTTTGCCCATGTCTTCAAGTACACCATCATCAGGTTCACCATTTATAGAAGCAGCGGCTCCATCGCCCCACTCTGCATCAAACTGACCAAAGTGTTTTGGGTTCTCTTTAATCCACGCAATGGCATCAGGAGTGAGGTTAAAGTTGTTTACCGTTTCCTCTTCCATTTAATTTCTCCTAATCATTTTTCGTTGGTAGGGGTCTTGTTGATCCGCTGTAAAACAAATCTCTCAGCCTTCTCAGAAGCCCCTTCTGTTCTTCAGTCTTTGGGTTTACTGTTATTCTAGGCTCAGGATCTGGATTACTAATTGCTTCCATAACCCGTTCAGCTTGGTTAATTTTTTCTTGACTCACATACACAGGTGTTAACTTATCCACTATTTGCCTTGCGGCATCTCGCATCATCGTTCGAGTTATCTTAGCGTTTGGATCTTTATCGTAGACTGATGCTTCCCACTCAAGGTAAGCATCCTCAAAGTCTCGCCTTGCATCATTAATATTAATTTGGTTTGAAGGTGTCATGCTGGTGGGGTCAATTTCTGTAACCACAGCTATAAAGCTATCCAATATTCCCTTTACTGGGGTGTTGGAATCCGCGAAGGCAAACTTTTGAATCTGCCCATCAGCCTTTATCACTGCTTTATATGCAGTCAATGCAGTTGATTGAGATATAGCACCCTGTTTTAAACCTTCAGTTAAGATTTTCCGAACTTCTGTTGGTGTCTCAGCCCCAGTTAACGAGTTGAATAATTCTGACCTTAGAACTGGGTCTTCATTTCTATCATTTCTATCACCCATTGCCTGATAAAACTTTAATGCCGTTGTTGCCTCAGTTCCGAGGTTAGCAGCTACCATTCCTTCGATGACTGCATCAAATTGTACTTGAGCAGCTTCTTTTTCTTGTGGTGTTTTAGCATTAATTAAATTCGAGCCAGCTATAAATGCTTGAGTTTCAAGTGCTGCTGTATTTGCTTCATTTTCAGCTTTAGCTTTCCTAGCTGCCGCTGCGTCTATGCTTTGTAATGAGGAAGCTATACGGTTCTCTGAAGCTAGTACCGATTTTCTTACAGAAACTGATTGACCTATACGTCCTGTACCACTCTTCAGTTTATCTAAGATTGTTAGAAGTTCTGGGGTATTATTTTCTTCAGCTGTAATGAGTAGTGAATCAACGATAGCCTTGTTAACTTTCGCACGATTCATCCCGTCTAATTCAGCAGTATCAATTTTACTTTGAAACCAAAGTGAAAGGCTATCTAGTTTTTCTGAGGTAAGAGGACCACTATCAGCTATTTTAGAAGTATATTTACCAAGTTCTTGCCCAAGCTGGACATAGTTCTGCGACTTCTGCCAAGCTAGATGCTTACTTCTCCAAGAAGATATGAATGCTGCATTTGATTTCTGTGTGGTGGGTAGAAGGTACTCAGCTATTTCTGTAACACCAAAGTTCGATAGTTCATTCTCTGTGACAAACTTATCGTAGAAATCCTTAGTAAACTTTTCGGCTGCTGCAGGATTACCATTCTTGTAAAGTTGTTTAGCATCTAAAGCTGTACTTAATTCCGTAGCATATTTACTAGCCAACACGTTCAAATTAGAGATGCGATAGCCTTTACGAAGGTAGGGACTTTCAGCCTCATCAATAATACCTGCTCGTACTGCATCACCGATAGACTTACGGGTCTTAGCGTAAAGTGCTTGCCCTTCAGCAAACTCTTTCTCACCAAGGCGCTTCTCAATGGCTCCTAAAGTTCTGTCAGCTTTCTGACTTAATCTTGAGAGGTTTCCAGCTAATGAACCTAATGGGTTCCTCTCAACTACACCCCTCTCGAAGATATCAACAACTTGAGCTGTGGGGCTTACAGTTGCTATTTGGTTCTCGAAGGGGTTACCGACTACTGGTCTAGCCATCTCAATTTCCCTCCAAGGTCGCTAGTCTATTTTTCTCATCCATGTAATCAAGACTGAAACCTGCTATAGGCTCCACCACATTGAACAAGGTCTCAGCGAACCCTACGGGTTGCATTGAGTTAATTCTGTTGTTGGCCTCTGTTTGGAATGCCAACTTATTCATTTCGTTCTGTGCTTGCATACCTTCAAGGCGCTGGGAAATCCTATCTGATAGGACACCTTCGGAGCGCTCAAAATCATTAAGCATTCGATCTACATCAACACCCTGAACACCAGACGCGGCTGCAGCTGCCATTGAAGTGCTTTGTGCCTTCATAGCTTTCGCATCAGCATCTAATTTCTGCTGGGAAGCCTGTCGCTGTTCTTGAAGTATCTTCAGGTTTGATTGTTTTGATTTTAGAAAGTAAGCGTCTTTCGCAGATTGAGCATTCTGGGCATATGCCTCATTTTGTTTCTGCGCTGCCGCTAACGTTCCTACTACAGAGGCTGCTGCACTAATCCCCTTGATTGCCAGCATCGCTTGGCTTGCACCTGCAGCGGCTACTATTGGTAGACACATTTTTGCTTATCCTTATAAATTCGTAAAAGGGCCGCTGTTCAGCCCCATACTCTTCGTGCTTCTGAATGAACGTGAAGCCCATCCATTTCAGCCACTTTATGTGTAGGTGATTTCGAGCATCGACGCAGTTAAACAGTACCAAATATCCATCTGAAAGATATTCTAGTGCTGCCTTACTTTTACGCAGGAAGGTCATCTGATGTTGATAGATGTCATCTGTTGCTGTCATCCAGATGACCCCTGCGCCTTTTGTTGTTTGTGAAGATACGACACCACATATACCCACCCTCAGACCTTTAGAGTTCCTAAGGGTTAGGGTAACATCCCCAGCTAAATATCCAGTATAGAGAGCGTCCCGCACAGGTAATCCTGTTGCTGCAGAACACTCATCTTTATCAGCTTTTCGTAGTCTTGAGGAAAGGTAGTCTATATCTTCAACCGTTGTAGGTGTTAGATATTTATCCATTAACTCTTCTTGATCTAATGTGCATTGCACCTTCCCACTCTGCAGATAAGAACTGGCAGGGTAGGTGGCTATCACTTTCAATAATCACACTAAGCCTGTCGGCCTTCGACATTACAGGGAACCTGAAGTCACCTGACGCGAGTGTGGTTGTACCTAAGACCCCAGCGCCACCTCCAATCACACGACCTGTGTAATCAAAAGACCCACCAAGCCCGTAGGATTGTAGGGGCCTATAGCGGGGTAATACCTTAGCGGTAAAATCACCTGAATCCTGGTAACGCAATAACCAATGTTTAATTTGTAGTCTTCCACCAGTAATAGCTACACGACCACCCTGAGATGTACTTTCCTTCATGGTAGGTTCGGAGAACTCATAGGTCATCATATACTTCTCACCTACAAAAAATTCTGTAGCTGATTTATCGCCTGTGACTGTTAATACATTCGATGTACCTGTGTAGGATATAATGCTACCCTGATTGGTCCCGCGAGTTACTATAACTGGTGTCGATAAGGTTACAGGTAAAGTAATTGCAGTAGTGTTTGCCGTTGAATTATATACACGGGTACAATCAGTCTCACTAAGCCTAAAATCTAACCTAGTTACATAATTCTGATTGGTATCAAATCTACCTGAGTCGAAGTGCATCGTGTACAGGATAGTCTTATTATCCTTGTTACCTACTACATATAAAGCACTACCAATAAACTCAGCATTAAGTATCTGTAATCCACTGAAGGTATACTTAAACCAAGCAGACTGCATCTTCTCTCGACCAGCGAAGTGCCACTTGTACACATACATCGTATTATTCTCTGTTGTTGATAAACAGACTAGAGCATTCTCTGTAGTGCTTGCAGCCATCTCAAATACATTATCAGGAACATACTTAGACACATGGCTTGTTATATCCTGTGCATCTGATCGATCAGTATCATCAATAACATAATATTCTCTGACCGACGTAAACCCACCGCGCTCTGCAGGGAAGTATACAACATTACCAGCAGCTGCAGGTTTAGCTGAAGCGCTTGCCTCATACTCAGTTGTTTGACTGATTGATGTATTCTTAGGCGTTAGAAAGTCACCACCCTTGAATATGAACTGTGTTTGATCTGAGAACAGTAGAAGCTTTCTATCAAATGGTATTGCATGTTTTAATATTGAAACTTTTGTATGACTTGCAGCTACATCGATTGGATCGTCATCTAGTAAGCTTCTTGCAGTTGTACCGAAGAAATCAAAATATTGAGAGGTGCGAGATAGATTTACGTTTTCACCTGAAAGAAATCCTAAACGGTTCTGAAAGAAGAAAACGTCTGAAAGTTTTCTACCAACAAATGATGGATTTGGAACGGATGTTTCATCACCTGCAGCCCTATCACCCCAATCAGCTTCTTCAAGTGTGAAGGTTCCATTGGACTGCCTAATTAAAAGGTGAGGCATTGTGGATGCGTTTAGTTGATAAGTTATCTGAGGTTTCACGGTCTCAATGTAAGTCCCGCTAGATACCTTGTTAGCATCATCAGCAACAAATTTAACGTAGTAATCATCAAATTCATTTGTTTGGTCTCCCTGCACATGAGCAATGAAACCATCTGGTGCCTGTAAGGGTAGTTCATCAAATCGCTGAACTGTACCTGAGGTGGCTGATAATCCTTGGTCACCTAAACTATCGTAGGTTGCCATATCAAACTGAGCATTTCCAGTTTTGTTAATTACAACCGTGCTACCCTCAGCATATGAGGTGAAACCTGAAACTGCATTAATACCCGTGGCTAAACGTGTAGCAATATTTGTAGTTCTAGTTTCCGTCTGATCGGTTGTACTTGTGGTAATGTCTACTGCTAAAGCATTATCAAGATACACTGAAAATCGTTGGTTGTAGTCACCCTGCTTAACAGCAATCAAACCTGTGAAAGGGAATAGCGGGGTGGTAGCTGTATCCATAGCCACTACCTTTGTTGTATTTACAATAAACGTATAATCAGAAACTGTAACAGCCCTGAAGTCTGTGGTTGGGTTTGATGAGTTTAGGTACGAAGTTCCATTAGGATACGTCACAGTCTGAGCATTACCATCCAAGTCCATTATGCTAATCTGATTAGATGCATTTATGAACATGAAGTAGCGTTCTGATACATCCCTGTTGATAAGGTGAATGAAGGACCCTGATGTAGTAGTAGAACTAAGAATAGCTGTATGCTCTAAAGGTGGTCTCTTTTGTAAACCTTCAACCAATGAGGGGAATGCATTCTCTTGTAGTTCTGCCTGACTAGATAGACGTAGAGATGGAGACTGTTGTGAAACACCTTGAACTAAATTCGGTATAGCAGAACTGATTAGAGACATTATGATAATATCCTCTGATTAAATCCACGGTTCATCACGCGAGCCACAGAATAATTATCCATCATGTTATAATCAGCAGTATCACCTTCGAATGCTTTAAGGTCCATCAGGGCCTTAGCTTCATCTCGGAATGTCATTTGGTTAATTGTTGTGGAGTTAATCATTCTGTCAGAATAAATTCTTGCCGCACGGGAGCTGATGTATTTCTTGGCTATCTCTGGGATAGCTGTAAAATCTTGGAAGTATACAATGTCTGCTAGTATCTTAGAACCAAAGGTATAGGTACGATCCAGAAGGTTAAATAGCTTACCCTCTCTTATGACGATATCATAATCTTTACTATCAATCCTAGCTACATTAGCTGGAGATACTATCTCGCCAGCAATATTTGGTATCAGAGGGACATTATATTCTGTGTTGAAATGCCAGCCCATAGACTGCACTTCTCTGTTAACTTCGTTTATAACTTGGTTTGCTATAGATACATCGGTGACTTGGTTACCAGTAAGCGTGTTAACAGGTGCTTCACCAATAGTAGTTAGAAGAATGTTGACCGCTTCTAATTCGGTCATTGCGCTTGGTATTGCCATAGTTACCTCGAAAAGAAAAAAATGGGCCAGCCCAAAAAAGGACCGACCCAAAGAAGAATTAAGCAGACTTAATTTCTACTGCACATTCTGGACGTAATACGCCGTGGCCCATCGCATACTTAGCAGCCATCAGTGTACCTTGGTACATGACTTCGAAGTCACCTGATGTACGCTCGACCGCGAGGTCCATGAGCTTCACAGTACCTACAGCTTGCTTCTGCATTACCAGCGCTACTGTGTTGGAGAAGTCACCTGAGTAGGTGTTGTTCTCACCAGATGCGGCTGAGATGTTGCTTGAAGGCAGGTTGTTAGTTTTAACAATCTGAATACCTGCAACGCGCAGAACAGTACCATCGGCGTAAACGCCAGCGCCACCAAAGTCACGATT